GCCGCAGTTTGCCTGCATTTTTTAGGATTCTACTCATATTTTGTTAAGGAGAGTATTAACGACATGTTGGAAAAAGATATCACAGCCGCGATCATGCGGCTGCTAAAGGCAGTCCCACGCTGCTTTGCGTGGAAAGAGCATATCGGGATGTACGGGTCAGCCGGTGTGCCCGACGTGATCTGCTGCCTCGACGGCCGGTTCTTCGCTTTCGAAGTGAAGACGCCGGAAGGCAGGCTGACGAAACTGCAGGAGCGCACGATTCATAAGATTAAGGTCGCCGGCGGCCACGCGTATGTGGTTCGGTCGGTAGAGGACGTGAAGGCCGTGCTGTGGGCGTACGCGGGAATTGAAGTTTAACAAAGGAGGTCAAATACATGAATGCCAAAGAATATTTATCACAGGCATACCGGATCGATCAGCGGATCAATAGCAAGCTGGAACAGGTGATGTCACTACGTACCCTGCTGGGTAAAGCGACCGGCACGTTGACCGGTGCGCCGAAGGCGGCGACGCCGAACCCGCATTCCATGGAGGATACCATCTGCAAGATGGTCGACATGGAAAACGAGATCAACGCTGACATCGATATGCTGGTCGATTTGAAAACGGAGATCATGAAGTGCATTAAGCAGATTGGTAACCCTGAGTACCAAACATTGCTGGAGCTACGTTACCTGTGTTTCAAACGATGGGAGGACGTGGCTGCAGAATTGGGTTACGATCTGCGGTATGTGTATAAGCTGCATGATCAGGCTTTAGAATCTTGTATTTTCTGAAACTGGACAGTAAAAGACATTGAATGACACCCCACCACCTGTGAGATAATACAATTGCAAAAGATGGATCGAGAGCCTTTGCACGAACGCGGAGGCTCTTTTCTATGCTTGGAGGAATTGTATGCCGAGAAAACCAAAGCGTCCCTGCTCTTATCCGAGCTGCAGAAAGCTGACCGATGGTCGGTATTGTGACGGGCACCGGCAGATCGCTGAGCGTCAGTATAACCAGTACCTTCGCGACTCTGACACCAACAAACGATACGGACGCGCTTGGAAAAAGATCCGTGTGCGATTTTTATTAAGACACCCTTTGTGCGAACAGTGCAAAAGCGAAGGCAGATTCACTGCCGCCGAGGAAGTGCATCATATCCTGCCGTTGGCAAGCGGCGGTACGAACGATGAGGGCAACCTTATGGCGCTTTGTAAGAGCTGCCATTCGAAGATTACGATCAGCAGCAATAATACAAAACAGAATTCACACGCGAAATGACCCGGTGGGGGTTATTTTACCTCTGTGACCTTTCCAACTGGACAACGCGGTCGGGTCGCGTACAAACTTTCGCGAAAGTTTAAGGGGGAATAGCCCCATAAGTTTTTAACAGGAGGAACGCGCATGGGTAGACGAGGGCCGGCGCCCGGGCAGGGCGGCAGACCGCCGAAACCGCTGGCGGAAAAGGTGCTGGACGGTAATCCCGGCAAACGGAAGCTGACCGTCGTCGAATTTCCCGGAGCCAGTGAATTTCATGGTGTGAATATGCCGCCGCCGCGGGAGATGCTCTCCGCGGTCCAAAAAGATGGGAAACCGCTCATTGCATCGGAGATCTACGAGCGGACTTGGAGTTGGCTGAATGAACGTAGCTGCGCGAGCATCGTCTCCCCGCAGGTGCTGGAGCGGTATGCCATGAGCGCTGCGCGTTGGATTCAGTGTGAAGCGGCGATTACGGAATATGGGTTTCTGGCAAAACATCCGACGACAGGTAATGCGATCCAATCGCCGTATGTGGCTATGAGCCAGAACTACATGGCGCAGACAAACCGACTCTGGTATGAGATCTTCCAGATCGTGAAAGAAAACTGCGCCGCTGACTACACGGGCGCGAATCCGCAGGATGACGTTATGGAGCGCCTGCTGACCGCTCGCAGGGGGAAATGAGTATGGACGAAGTACAGGCATTTATCCAATCGCTTCGATACCATCGCCTGACGAGCCAGCAACGAAAAACGCTGCGCGGGCAGGCGCTCGCGGGCAATCTCCCGGCAGCGCAGGCTGGGTTACGAAAAATCGTATCGAAAGGATATCAACATGGTCATTCAAACGCTGCCGGTCGATAAGCTCGTTCCGGCGGACTACAATCCGCGCAAAGACCTCAAGCCCGGCGACCCTGAATATGAAAAGCTGAAGCGTTCTCTTACGGAGTTCGGATATGTGGAGCCCGTGATCTGGAATAAAACCACCGGCCATGTCGTCGGCGGACACCAGCGACTGAAAGTGTTAATCGATACCGGCATGACCGAGGTCGAATGTGTTGTCGTGGAGATGAGTGTAGAGAAAGAGAAAGCGCTCAACGTTGCGCTGAACAAAATCAGCGGCGAGTGGGATAAGGATAAACTATCTTTGTTGATCGCTGATCTTCAGGGCGCCGATTTCGACGTATCTCTTACCGGTTTCGACGCTCCTGAACTAGATGCATTGTTCAAGGATGCGCAGCGCGACGGTGTTCACGACGATGATTTCGATGTAGATGCTGCACTGAAAGAACCGGCGATTACCAAACCGGGCGACCTCTGGCTGCTCGGTAAACACAGGCTCGTCTGCGGCGACAGCACGAAGCGGAATGTGTTTGACTTGCTCATGGACGGCGGGCAGGCCAATCTTGTGGTCACGGACCCGCCGTACAACGTCAACTATGAAGGCAGCGCAGGCAAGATCAAAAACGACAACATGGCAGATGCCGCGTTCTATGATTTCCTTTTAGAATCGTTCCAAAACATGGAAGCTTGTATGGCTTCCGATGCATCCATCTATGTGTTCCACGCGGACACGGAGGGTTTGAATTTCCGCAGGGCGTTTTCGGATGCCGGGTTCTATCTCTCGGGTACCTGCATCTGGAAGAAGCAGTCGCTGGTGCTGGGCAGGAGTCCGTATCAGTGGCGGCATGAGCCGGTCTTGTTCGGCTGGAAGAAAAAGGGTCGCCACGAATGGTACGCCGACCGGAAGCAGACGACGATCTGGGAGTTCGATAAACCCAAGCAGAACGCCGACCACCCGACTATGAAACCGGTGGAGCTGCTGGCATACCCGATTCTGAATTCCAGCATGGCAAACTGTGTTGTGCTAGATCCCTTCGGCGGCAGCGGCAGCACACTGATTGCGTGCGAACAGACGGATCGGATCTGCCGGATGATTGAACTGGACGAAAAATACTGTGATGTGATCGTTCGTCGATTTCATCTGAACTATCCGGACCAACCGATTTTCCGGAACGGGGAACAGATTTCGCACGAAGAAATCAGCGAAAACACAGATAACACTTGATAAGTACATCTTTCAGAGCCATATATGTACTACCAAATTCAAGGAGGTAGACATAAGATGCAGATCAAATTCAACGTTACAGGTGACAGAAGGAAGGCGCTGGTCGCGGTCATGCGAGACACTTTGCAGGACACTGTCCACTATCTTAGGGCACCTTCGTTCTGTTTTATGGTGGGCAAGTACACCATAGACAAGAACGGAACGGTCACTTGCCCGGATGATGCGGATGAAGCACAGATCGAAATGCTGATCCGCGAGCTGGCGCACGACGGATTCGTCGGTGAACGGATTGGCGAAGCGACGAAATCTGCTGAACACATAGTGGCCGAGCCAGAGCAGCAGAAACAAGAGAAATCCCGAGTCGCTGCTCCCGACTATCTCGTGATTGAGCTACCGAAGGAGGGCATGACACCTGCCGCCATGGAGAACCTGCGGCGGTTGGTTGCAAGCAAAGCAACGCTGTTTAAAAAAGCGCTTGGCACGAACAGCCTCCCGATCACAGAACACCCCGACCGAATTGAATTCGGTTGGTTTCGCCCGACCGACGACCAGCTGGTGATCAGTGCCTATTACCAGCTGATTCAGGGGGTTTGCGAACTTGCGCGGACACAGAAGCGCGTGAGCGCGACGGAGCAGGAAGTGGAAAACGAAAAGTACGCGTTTCGGTGCTTCCTTCTGCGGCTTGGATTTATCGGCGCGGAGTACAAGGAATCGCGCCGCATTCTTCTGAAAAACCTGTCCGGCAACGCAGCGTTCAGGAACGCGCGAGTATCGGAGGAAGACACATGAACGGAATTCACCCCGACCTACTGAAGCAGTTGCGAGAGTATTACAAACCAGGAACGCGGGTCATGCTGATTCGCATGAACGATCCTTATACGAAACTCCGGCGGGGTGACCGTGGAACGGTGATTTATGTCGATGATGTTGGCACGATCCATGTGAATTGGGATTGCGGCAGCACGCTGGGTGTGGTGTATGGTGAGGATTATGCGGTGAAAATAGTTATGTAGAGTAAACGATCAGGAAGTGTGTGTTTGGCACGCACTTCCTCTCATTTACTCAGCATAATAATTACAGA